GTGATCGCCATGACCATCATCGCCCTCGCCACCGGCGCGCTCCTCACGGTCGCGATCGGCGGCAACGCCCAGCCCGCGGCGGAGAACCGGCGTCTGCGGCGCACGGTCGCGCGGCTGTCGTCGCACCCGAGTGAGCGTGCGTCGTGACCGCCCCGCTGTTCTACCGGCTGGCTGAGTTTCAGGCCCGGGTCCTGGGTGAGCCGCTGACCGACCCGCTGCTGGACCCGGCAGATGCCGACGCCCTGAACCCGCTCGACGCCGTGGACCCCGCGTGGGGTCTGCCTGCGTCGGACCCGGCGTTCCCGGCCCGGGTCGTCGAGCGTGCGGCCCGCACGGTGTGCGGCCACTGCGACGACACCGGGCTGGTCGTCACCGACGAGGACGGCGTCACGGGCTACCGGCCGTGCCACCGCTGCCCGTCCGATCGGGGTGCGGCATGAGCACCGAACGCTCCGCCGAGTACCAGCCGAAGAACGGGACCGTCGAGGACGACCTCCGGAGCCGCCTCGCCTGCATCGCTGAGGCGTCGTACTGGGACCGTGGCTACGACGACCGCCTGGCCGCAATTCGGGGCATGTGCGACCTCAGCACGAACGGCCTGACGCCCGAACCGTGGGTCGATCGAGTCGAGACCCCGGCTGAGAGGGACGAACGTCTCCACGCGTGGCTTGCCACCGTCAGTCCCGGCGACATCGTGACCGTGTACCTGAACAGCACCGACACGCTGACGGGCAAGGTCTACGAGGCTCCCGACGCCCGAGGGACCTCTCTCTGCGTCTGGACCACGGTTCTGCGTCACGGCAACGGCTATCCGGGTTCGTCCTTCGAGCCGCTCTCTAGGCCCGCCGGGGGTGAGTCGGATGCGTAGGGCGATCGAGGCTGCCACGTGGTGGCACAACCTCGGGAACGCCTTCGAGAACGTCTGCCGCCAGTTCATCGGCAAGGCACAGAAGGCCGAGCTCTCCACCCACGGCCACGAATGCGGCCACCGCTTCGAGATCACCATCCGCTCGTCGCTGCACGTCAGCGGACCCGACAAGCACACCGACGCCGACTGGTGGAGCGACCAGCGGCCAGTGACGGTCCGGGCACACAACCTCCGGGACGCCCTCTTGATCGCCGCCACATTGCCGCTGTCCGACTGGTTCGAGGATGACGAAGAGCCAGTCTCTAGGCCCGGATCCACGTCAGCGGGTGAGCCGTCATGACCGCCCCGAAGCACGCCCGCGACATCAAGGGCAAGGGCCGCTACTACGGCTCCTGCTCCGACGACTGCCCCTTCGGCGACCGCCTCTTCATCTCCATCACCAACGCCCAAGACGTCGTCAACAAGCCCGCCCTCCCCCCATCGGCCGCGAAGATCACCGCGGCCGCCGCCTGGGACCGGCTCCCGCAGATGGTCGCCACCAGCCGCCAGCCCGTAGACGGCAAGCCCGCCGACGGCGGCAAGCCCTGCGAGAAGCGGCGCGTCGCCGACCGGTGCGGCTCCTGCCGGTTCTGCGTGACCTCCGCCATCAAGGCCGAGTACAAGCAGCAGTGGGAGACCAAGCGCGACCTCGGCACCCGGATCCACAACGCCGCCCACGGGCACGTCCTCGGCGAGCCGGTCGCGTACGACCCCGAGATCGAGCCGTTCCTCAAGCAGTACCTGCTGTTCCTAGACGTCTGGCGCGTCGACCTCGACCGTGACGTCGAGGCCGCCGAGACCACCATCGTCGACTGGGACAACGAGTACGCCGGCACCGGCGACATCTGGCTGCACCTCCCGATCGGCCCAGGCGGTCGCCGCAAGCTCGTGCTGATCGACATCAAGACCAGCGTCGACAAGCCGGCCGACACCGTCTACGCCGACCAGCCGCTGCAGCTCGCGGCACTGCGCTACGCCCCGAAGGCGCTGCTGAACGACGACACCGAGATCGACGTCCCGGAGTTCCACGGCACCGCGATCCTCAACCTCCGCCCGACCTCGCACGCCCTGGTGCCGATCCCCACGGACCGCGACACCCACAAGGCGTTCCTCGGCGCCGCCACGCTGCAGCGCCACTTCCACTCCCAGGACATCAAGGCCTGGGTCCCGCTCGACGCGCCGGCACTGCCCGAGCCCACTCGAAAGGCCTCCTGACCATGCCCATCAAGCCCATCGTCCTGCAGCGCCGCCACGCCGAGCTCGGACGCATCCGCCTCGGCGCGAAGCGCGACGGCTCCGGCGCACCGATGAAGCTCGCATCGTTCCGATTCACCAGCCCCTCCGAGCAGTACATCAAGGACCTCGCCGAGCTCTACGGCGGCGAGGCCCGCCCCTGGGACAACGGCGGCAAGCCCGAGTTCGAGGTCTTCACCGAGGCCTCCACCATCGACGTCATCGCGGTCAAGGGCGGCCTCTCCCAGTGGATGGAAACCTGGTCCGGCGGCGGCTGCGTCCACCGCTGCGACGGCGAGGTCAACACGCTGACCAACCAGGCGTGCAACCCGAACGACCCGGCCCACAAGAACGCGAAGCCGACCACCCGTCTCTCGCTGATGCTGCCCGAGCTCGAGGCGATGGGCGTGTGGCGGATGGAGTCCCACGGTTGGAACGCCGCCGCCGAGATCCCCGCGGTAGCCGAGCTCGCACTGTTCGTCGGTGACCTGGTCCCGGCGGTCCTGCACATGGTGGAGCGCCGGTCGGTGCGTGACGGGAAGACGTCGCGGTTCGTGGTGCCGGTGCTCGACCTGCGGATCGGGGTGGCGCGGCTCAAGGAGATCGTCGCGCAGAAGTCGGGCATGGCTCCGGCCGAGCTCGAGGCCGGGGCTGGCCAGGAGCATCCGGCGCTGCAGTCAGGCGCGCCGGCCGCCGCGGCGAATCCGTTCGCCCCGTTCCTCGAGAAGGTCGCGGCCACCAGGGCGCTCGACGACCTCGCTGGTGTGTGGGACGCCGCGAAGGCCGCGGGTCTGGTCGGTACGACCGCGGCCGACACCGAGCAGGCGCGGGAGTTCGTCGGCGTGTGGAAGGCGCGGGCGCACCAGCTGCGCGAGGCCGAGAAGGCCGCACAGCAGCCGGCGGCCGCTGAACCGGACGGGGATGGTGTCGTCGACGCCGTACTCGTCGAGGACCCCGACGTCATCTGGACCCAGATCCTCGCCGCCGGCGCCGCGAAGGGCCTCGACACGCTCGACGCGGTCTCCGACGACTTCAAGGCCCAGATGGGCGGGCTGCTCCCGGACGACGCGTCCGCGGCCGAGCTGCAGCACTACCTCGGTCTGCTCACCGCGGAGCGTGTCGCATGAGCGCCCGACAGCAGCCGCGCGTCGGCTACTGGCTGACGCCGGCCGGGTGCGCCGCCAGCGGAGGGCACGTCTGGAACGACGACGGCGACCACACCCATCTGCACCGTCTGCGGACTCACCATCGTCGCGGATGGTGCGGCGTGAGTACGACGACGCACGGCCCGGTCACCATCGACGGCGTCACGACCGACCACGTCTGGGGCCCGTTCATGCCCCAGGACCGGACCACCAGCCGCCGGGTGTGCGTGATCCCCGGCTGCGGCGCGGTCGAGCAGCTGGACGTGAGCAAGGCATGAGCGCCCCGACCTGGGACGCGATGCCCCTCAACGTCCTCGACTTCGAGTCCACCGGCGTCGACGCCCTCAACGACCGCGCCGTACAAGCCGCCCTCGTCGAGTTCCGCCCCGGCCGACGCCCCGTCGCCCGCACCTGGCTCGTCGACCCCGGCATCGAGATCCCCGACGGCGCCGCGAACATCCACGGGCTGACCACCGCGCACGTCCGCGAGCACGCCACGCACACGCCCGACCAGATGCTCTTCGAGCTCACCGGCCTCATCGCCTACGGCCTCACCAAGGACATCCCGCTCGCCGCGTTCAACGCCGCCTACGACCTCACCCTCCTCGAGTGCGAGAACGTCCGCCACGGCATCGACACCGTCCGCTCGAGGATGCGCCGCGGGTCGATCTGCCCCGTCGTCGACCCCCACGTCCTCGACAAGAAGTTCAGCCGCCGCAAGGGCTCGCGCAAGCTCGTCGACGTCTGCGCGTTCTACGGCGTGGTCCACACCGGTGCGCACGACGCCGCCGGCGACGCGATCGCCACCGGCCGGCTCATCCCCCGGATCATGGCCTCCGAGGGCGCCAAGAAGGCGAAGGTCCAGCACTACTCGCCGGTGATCCTGCACCAGGCGCAGATCGAGTGGCGCACCGAGCAGATGGACAACCTGCGGAAGTACTTCGACGGCAAGAAGATCGAGCACGACGGGTGCGACCCCGGGTGGCCCATCCAACGCAGGGCCGTCGACGTGCTCTCACCCGCGCGAGGTGCGGCATGACCACGCCGGACCGGTGCGACCGCACCTACAGCCACCGCCCCCACACCTACGTCGACGACACCGGCGCCGACCACCAGTGCAACGGCACCTCCTCAGCGGCCAGCCTGCCCGAGCTGCTCGCAGCCAAGCCCAAGGTCGCCGGCATCGGCCAGGCGGTCCTCGTCGAACTCGAGGTGATGTGCGCATGAGGCTCAACCCGATCCGTCGAGCCCGCGAGCTCGGCCGCCAGGAAGGTCGTGCCGAAGCGGTCGACTTCCTCTACGCCCAGGCCGCGATCCACCGCGACGCCCCTAGCGACCAGAAGCGCCGCGGAGCACTGCACCACGCCGCCGACCGGTTCCGTGATGGACGCGGGGTGGGTCGCCCATGAGCACCCACGACGCCCAGCAGTCCGCCGAAAGTGACTACACCCGCGTGACCGCTGCTGGGTTCGTAGAGCACACCCGGATCGTTGGCGAGAGGCCGATGTTCCACCCGGGCAAGTGTCGGTGGTGCGGCTCCATCTACGACGGCGGTGCCGTCGAGGTCACGGCCCGCTACGCCGACTGCTCGGTCTGGAAGGCCCCGTGCTGCGGCAACAGTGCCGATGACCGACCGCAGGGTTGGGGCGGCTCGTTCTTCCCGCTCAGCCACGCCGAGCGGAAGCAGGTGGGGGTCTGATGGCCGATCACGACGCTCCGCGCTGCTGCGGGAAGTGTGGACGGTGGGGCAACCGAGCCTTCTACTGGGACGCCGAGCAGGAGTGGTGGGTGTGCCGTAACGACCGCGCGTGCCACCGCCGCATCGTCGCTGCCGCTCGACCGATGCCCGCCGTCCGGGACCTACTGGCCTTCTGGGACGCGACCACGAACGGCGTCCTCCTGTCGGCCGCTGGGCAGTTGCGACAGGCCCTCCGCAAGGACGGCCGTCGCGACGTCGCCGAACCAGTCATATGGCCCGCCGAGGGTGGTGACGACCGTGGCTGAGAACGCCGACTATGTGGTGAGGCCGAACGGCTACATCACCCGCCCGCAACTGTGGGCGCTGGACGAGGCGTGCAAGCCGATCCGGACGGCCTTCCCGTCGTTCGGCCCGTACCTCGTCGGCTCGGTACTGGAACGACCTACGTTCCGGGACGTGGACGTGCGGCTGATCCTCAAGGACAAGAAGTACGACCGGCTGACCGACGCTCAGTGGGGACTGCTGGGCTTCATCGTGAGCCGTCACCTTGCCGCCGCGACCGACCTGCCGATCGACTTCCAGGTGCAGCGCCAGACCGAGGCCAGCGCGGCCTACGGCGACAAGTTCCGCAACCCCCTGGGGCTCCGCGAGTCGGGTCGTCAGTGGGTCGGAGATCAGCGACCCGAGCCGCGCAATCGGCCCGGCGCGGCGGGCGGTGAGTCTGATGGCTGAGACCACTCCGACTGGCATCCCGATCGAGGACTGCGCGACCTGCAACCGCCATCACCCGGTCACCCGGAAGCACTGCACGACGTGCGGACTTGCCCTGATCTTCCGATGCGCGCAGTCCGACTGCGGCAACGCCCGAGGAGGCACCGATGTCTGACCCGACCACCGAGAGTGACCAGACGCAGGTCTGGTTCCCGGACGATCAGCACGGCTACTCGATCGCCCTGTGTGTCTGCACGGGCGGGGCGTATCTCGGGGCGAGGCCGATGGGCACGCCGTGCTGCTGTGAGCGCTGCGGCCGACTCACCCGCGAGCAGTGGGACTTCCTCGTGGAGCACGTCACCGCCAACCTGCGGATGCGGTACGAAGCGTCTCAAGCCGCGCTCGGCGACCTGCTCAGCGAGCACCGCGTCATGGTCGAGGCCGTCGAGGCGGTAGCCAATGACTGGCACTGCGACGACCCCGGCTGCGACCGCGAGGGCGGGGACCTCATCCGCGCCGCCCTGGTCTATCGGCCCGCCGAGTGTCGTTGGTGCCCGCCCGGCTGCAAGTCCTGCGAGCCCGACGACTGCGAGTGCTACACCCACCAGGACGACCCCGACAAAGCGACCGCGTCGTGCGGGTTCCACGCCTGGGGCGCGGACGACCGCTGCGTCACCTGTGGCGACCCGCGCAGTAGGCCCGCCGAGGGTGGTGACGACCGTGGCTGAGAACGCCGACAGTGAGTTGAAGCCGCTCACCTACTCAGCCATCGAGGCGGTGCTGCCCGACGGGTGGCAGATCGAGGCGGAAGACGAGGGCGGTCAGCCCAACGGCTCTGGCGAGATCGAGGAGAGCAACTACCGCGAGTGGTTCAGTCCCGAGCGCGAGACTCACCACCGGACCGTAATCACACTCACGGGGCCGTGGCTGGACGGCCCCACCGAGCACGCGATGCGAGCGCAGGAGAGCGCGGACCGGGAACGTGCCCGCACAGCTGACGCAGAGCGAGCGGAATACGAGCGCCTCCGGGCGAAGTACGAGCCGCAGACCACCGCTTTCGGGTGCGGCTGCGACTGCCATCGTCCTGGGATCGGCATGACCATGAGCCACGTCGCGCCATGCTGCTCCCCCGCTGGCGGTGCATCGTGAGTTACGCAGGCTTATGCGACGGGACACCTCTCCCCGAGCCGAAGTCGAAGCCGTCGATGGACGTGCTCCTCGACTGCGGACACACGGTGACCGCCGTGCCCTACTGGAGCAGCGATCCGCTGTACGGCGGGTGGAGGCCACCGGCCTATGCGTGGTGCACCACGGACTGCAAGACGGTCCACGTCAGGTGCCGTGCCGAAAAGCCGCGCAGTAGGCCCGGTCTGGGCGCCGAGGCAGGTGGCCCCCAGTGAACCTCCGCGACCTCCTCCAACCCGTCCCCCAGCCACCCCCGCCGCCGCTCCTCGACCGCCTCACCCACGGCCTGCGGTGCAACAACCGCGTCCGCGTCACCAACCGCGTCCGCGCCTGCTCCGTCTGCGGCGACATGAGGACCCTCCGATGAACCGACTCCGCACCCTCCTCAACCGGCTCCTCGGCGACCCCTGCCAGGGCTGCAACCAACGCGTCTACCCCCGCGACGCCGTACGCCACTACGCCAACGACTGCCCGGCGGTGAACCGATGACCACCCTCCCCGGCCTCGGCGGCCGCATCGCCATCCGCGTCCACGGCACCCCCATTCCCCAGGGATCCAAGCGCATCGGCCGACACGGCAAGCGGGCCGTCATCCTCGACAACAACGACGACGTCCTCGACCCCTGGCGCAAGCACGTGAAGGCCCAGGCCGCCGACGCCTGCCGCTACCACGACACCATCACCGGCCCCGTCCGCGTCTGGGTCCGATTCACCTTCACCCGGCCGCCCTCGCACTACCGCAGCGGCCGCAACTCTTACCTGCTCACCACCGCGGCACCCGCCTACCCGGGCCGATCGTGCGGTGACGTCGACAAGCTGCAGCGCGCCATCTTCGACGCCCTCACCGACGCCGAGGTCTGGGCCGACGACACCCAGGTCGTCGACGTCCGCGCACGCAAGTTCTACGCCGGCGAGGACGAGCTCGCGCTCGACCGTGCCGGCGTCGACATCATCCTCGAGCCCCTGAAGCCCCCGGCCGAGGAGGACTGATGCGCGACCACGGCTACGCCCGGTACCGACTCGACGGCTGCCGCTGCTACACCTGCAGCTGGGCCCGCGCGCAGTACGACGACCGCAGGAACATGCTCATCCTGTCCGGCAACTGGCAGCCCTTCGTCCCCATCGAGGAGACCCAGCACCGGATCGCCGACCTCAAGGCCCTCGGCCTCGGCGACCGCTCGATCGCACGCCTCGCTGGCCTCCAGCGCAAGACCATCCGCGACATCACCGACGGCATCCGCCACGACGGCACCCGCGGCAACCGGCCCCTCACCAAGATCCGCGCCGAGACTGCGGCCGCGATCGCCGCCATCGCCTTCGACCCGCTCCTCGCGCCCGGGGAGACTCGCATCGACGCCACCCTGACCTGGGACCGGATCCACGCCCTCATCCGCGCCGGCTACACCCGGACATGGATCGCCCGAGAGCTCGGCTCGACGTCGAAGACCCCCGCACTCCAGCTGGACGAGCAGCGCATCAGCGCGAACAACGCCCGGGCGGTCCGCGACCTCGTGCTCCGCGTCGGGATCAAACCAGGACCGTCTGCCAGGGCCCGACGCGAGGGTGAGGCCAACGACTGGCCACTCATCGACGACTTTCTCCCCGCGCGCAACGTCTCGACAGCTCCCCGCAACCGTCACGTGGTCTCGGCCGCAGAAATCCTCGCCCGCGTTGAGGCCGCCGGCGAGCACCTCGAGGAGGAGTCAGCATGATCTCCGCCCACGACCTCACCATCGTCGCAGACCTGTCCTACCGCCAGGTCGACTACTGGACCCGCGCCGGCTACCTCCGCACCATCGACGACCCCCAGCCCGGGTCTGGCTACCAGCGCACCTACGACGACGACCAGATCGCCCTCGCCGTCCAGATGTCCCGCCTCACCAAGGCCGGCATCCCCCAACCACGCGCCCACGAGGTCGCGCTCGACCTCCTGCTCTACGGACGCGCCGACCTCGGCGGGTACGTCCTGCAACCCATCCACGAAGCCAGCCTCACCGCCGGCCCCCTCCCCGACCTCGTACGCCACATCAACCAGGAAGCAGGAGCAGCATGACCGAGAAGAACGCCTACAACGCCAAGATCCGCGGCAAGGGCCTCGAGAACACCGGTGTCACCGAGGACCTCGCACGGACGATGTACAACACCCTTGAGCGGTCAACGCTCGCGATCGTCCGCCTCACCCACAAACGCCAGATCAACGACGCCGACGCCGGGCGCACCGTCGAACTCAGCATCGACATGCTCGAACCCTCCACCTCGGCCGAGCTCGACGACTACCTGCTCAACCTCTGCAAGACGCTCCACCAGAACCGGACCCTCAAGTCCGAGGACGCCCAGCTGCAGATCGACACCATCGACGACCTCGAGCCCACCGTCGAGCAGGTCATCCAGGCCGGCCAGCAGCACATCGCCCAGACCGACGACGAGCTGCCGGTCGACAGCGATGCCATCGCGGACGAGATCGACCAGGCGTACGACCAGGAGACCTCGGACGATGACGCCGAGGCCGACCTCGCGCCCGACGAGGAGCCCTGGGAGTACGACCAGCCCGAGGGCACCACCAAACCGGCCAGCACCATCAGCAGCCCCTTCTCAACCACCGACGACGAGCTGCCGGTCGACAGCGATGCCATCGCGGACGAGATCGACCAGGCGTACGACCAGGAGACCTCGGACGATGACGCCGAGGCCGACCTCGCGCCCGACGAGGAGCCCTGGGAGTACGACCAGCCCGAGGGCACCACCAAACCGGCCAGCACCATCAGCAGCCCCTTCTCAACCACCGGCGACGACGCCGCCTGAGACCGCGCCCGGGGAGCACGGCACCGGAGCCGCCGTCGCATGCCGCCGCGGCGGGCCGCCTCCCCGGGCGCACCCCAGACCACCACGCCACACCACCGGTCGGGAGGGACCCCCAAGTGACCCAGGACGGACCACCACCCCGTCACCTACAACCCGTCGAACCACCCGACGACGACGACCACACCTACGGCCGCCAACCACCCCAAGACCAGGCGGCCGAACAGTCCTGCCTCGGCGCCATGCTCATCTCCACCGACGCCATCGACCAGGTCACCGCCGTCCTGTACCCCTCCGACTACTACCGCCCCGCCCACGAACAGATCCACGACGCCATCGTCGACCTCCACCACCGCGGCGACCCCGTCGACATGGTCACCGTCGCCGCCGAACTCGCCCGACACACCGACCACCGCGGCCGCACCCGCCTCGAGCAAGTCGGAGGCCACGCCTACCTCCACACCCTCGCCGCCGAAGTCCCCATCGCCGCCAACGCCACCCACTACGCCAACCTCGTCCGCGACAAAGCCCGCCTCCGCGCCCTCGTCGACGACGGCACCAAGCTCGTCCAACTCGGCTACGCCGGCGACCTCGACAAAGCCGAACGGTTCCTCGGCGACGCCGTCGACCACATCACCGAAACCGCCATGCGGTTCGGCGCCACCACCACCAGCAGCACCGGATTCCGCGACCTCTCCTGGATCCTCACCGGCCAAGCCCCCGTCATCCCCCCACCCGTCTGGGTCCACCACGAAGCCGGCCACGGCCTCTTCTACGACGGCAAGGTCAACGGCGTCTTCGGAGACCCCGAGACCGCGAAGACCTGGCTCGCCCAGTGCGCCATCGTCGAAGCCCTCAACGCCGGCGGCACCGCCGCCATGGTCGACGTCGACCACAACGGCGAGAACCACACCGCCGCCCGCCTCCTCCTCCTCGGCGCCCGCCCCGAACACCTCGCCAACCCCGAGAAGTTCCGCTACTACGACCCCCAAGACGGCGACCAGCTCCGCCACGACATCACCGAGATCACCACCCGCCGACCCAACGTCGTCCTCATCGACTCCCTCGGCGAAATCTTCCCCATGCTCGGCCTCAACACCAACGACGGCGACGAGATCACCGGCGGCCTCCGCCTCATCTCCAAACCCGCCGACGTCGGCTCCTGCGTCATCTTCATCGACCACCTCCCCAAGTCCACCGAAGCCCGCGCCACCGGGTTCGCCATCGGCTCCATCGCCAAGAAACGCGCCATCCGCGGCTCCTACATCCGCGCCGAAGAGTCCACCAAGCCCGCACCCGGCCAGGTCGGCAAGATCAACCTCTTCATCGAGAAAGACACCTCCGGCGAGCTCCGCCGCGCCGTCCCAGGCGGGAAGTACCTCGGCAAGTTCGTCCTCGACTCCACCCAACCCCACATCACCACCTGGAAGGTCGTCCGCGACGACGCCCCCACCGGACCCAGCGGCCAGAAGCGCTACACCCGCGTCATGGAACGCATCAGCCGGTTCGTCGAAGACAACGACCAGTGCACCGGCCGCGACATCCGCGAAGCCATCGGCGGCCGCCCCGAGATCGTCGCCAAGGCCCTCAAGACCCTCCTCGACGAGGACTTCATCAGCGTCCACAAGGGCGCCGGCCGATCCCACCGCCACCACGCCATCGCCCAGTACCGAGAGGCCGAGGATGACAATGCACAACCCGACGACTGACACCCCGATGAGTGGTTCCCTCAGTGGTTCCCCCAGTGGTTCCCAAACCACCCACCGGGCACCGGCGAGTCGAGTGGTTCCCCGTTCCCCCTCTCCTTCGGAGGGGAACCACTCAGCGAGCCACCCCCGACTGGTTCCCCCGGAACCACACATCGACCGGGAACCACCCACGATTCTGACCGTCGACTGGTCGTCTTCTGGGTCACGTGTAGGGGCCCGCTGATGCCGATCCGACCCGAGAACCGCGACCGTTACCCGACCGACTGGCCGGCCATTTCCGAGCGGATCCGCTTCGACCGCGCCGGCGGTCGGTGCGAGTGCCGCGGCGAGTGTGGTCGACCGCTGCTGCATCTCGACGTGGACGACCGCTGCCGAAACGTGCACGGACAGCCGGCGTACGGGACCGGATCGAAGGTCGTCCTGACCACGGCGCATCTCGACCACACGCCGGAGCACTGCGCCGACGACAACCTCAAGGCGATGTGCCAGGGCTGCCACCTGCACTACGACCGCGGTCACCACGCCGAGACCAGGGCGGCCACGCGGCGGGCCGAGGCTGCTGCCCTGGCCGGCCTGTTCGACCTTGAGGTGCACCGATGACCGATCTGCACGACATGATCGGCGAGCTCACCCGCTCCCACCGACACCGCGAGGTCTACACCACCGACCCCATCCACGGCACCCGGTGGACCAGGTTCCACAACACCCGCGTCCCGTCCCTGCTCGCCCAGCTCGAAGCCGCCTCACCCTCCGGCGAAGGCGGCGCCCGCGGCGGCGCCGGGTTCGAGTCCCGGCCGGCCGCACGGGTCGAAGCGCTCGACGTGCTCGTCACCATCGACCGCGAAGCCTCGAGGTGGGTGCGAATGCTCGGCCAGGACGACCCCGGCTACACCGACCGGTGCCTCACGCTCCTGGCCAGCCTGCTGCCGCAGGTGGTCCGCTGCGACCTGCCCCGCGGCCGCGGGACCTGCTGCACCTGGCACATGGTCGAGCACGACGTACGGTCCTGGTGGACCCAAGCCCGGATCGTCACCGGATGGGACACCCCCGCCTGGCGGCCCGACGTCACCTGCCCGAACTGCACCACCCGCGGGAGCCTGCGGATCCGGCTCGAGGAGCGGTGCGGGATGTGTGTCGAGTGCCGCGACTCCTGGGACCCCTCGTCGTACCAGGTGCTGGCCGACCACGTCCGCACCGAGTCCATGGCCAAGCTCGGGCAGCGGTCGGAGCCGTGCGGGTGCCCGCTGCCGCGGCCGTGGACCGACCTGGCGGTGCTGTGCCCGAAGTGCGGGAACGCGTCGTGCCACCGGGCGACCACCGTGCTGCAGCTGGTCGCGGTCGACATCCTCGAGGGCGCCACGTCCGGGCTGCTCGTGGAGCGGTACGGGCTGACCCGGGCGACCGCGGTGCGCCTGATCCAGCAGGTTCGATACCAGGAGGCATCATGAGTGGCAGCGCGTACGGTGCGGGTGCGCCGTCCTACGAGAGCGTCGAACTGCAGCGGTCGGCGATCAAGGGTCGCCTCAAGGTCGCTGTAGGGATCCGGGACCAGGCCGCCGACGCGGGTGACGAGAAGCGGCGTGCTCGATGGTCGGAGGTCGTCGACGAGCTACTCGAGCGACTCACCGAGGTTCAGGGACGGTCCGGCCCACCGGCCTAGTCCGTTCGGGTGGTTCCCGTGGGGCCGACTTGACGCACGATGCCAGCGAGGCGCAAGGTACCTCCGACGGGTGAAGTGTCTCTAGACGAGGCCACACCCGTTCGTCATGTCCAGCCGAGGCCAGGCGCCCGGCTCACCCCATCTGCGAGGTGATCGGGCATGGCCGCACCCCGCAAGGTCACCGACACCCACCGCCAGCGCCTCGCCGACCTCCACGGTCGTGGCTTCGGCCGCAACGCCATCGCCCGCGAGCTCGGCCTCGGCGTCGGCACCATCACCCTGATGGCCCAAGAGGCCGGCCTGTCGTTCGAACGCGGCCCAGGGGTGAAGGCCGCGACCGCGGCGCGGAAGGCCGACGCCGCCGCGCTGCGATCCGAGCTCGAGCTGCAGCTCCTCGAGGACGCCCAGAAGCTCCGCGCCCAGGTGTGGCAGGAGCACGAGTACCGCGACTACGGCGGCAAGGACTTCGTCCTGCGGAAGTGGACCCAGGACGAGCCGACCCCGGTCGACAAGCTGAAGCTGATGCAGGCCGCCGGCATCGCCCTGGACCGGGCGGTGAAGCTCGGCGAGCTCGACAAGGCCGACGAGGTCGACGCCGCCAGGTCCATGCTCGGGCGCCTGCTCGAGCAGATGCAGGTCGTGGCCGGCGAGTACGACGAGGCCGCGGCGTCGTGAGGATCGTGCTGCGAGTCCTCGGCATCGAACTGATGCACCTCGAGGTCGCCACCGATGACGACCAGCCCGACGACAAGGCCCGTGACCTGTCCGGTGGGACGACGTCGTCGACAACGGTCGGGTTCGAGATCCGTCCGCCGGCGCCGCTCGAGGTGGAGATCCCGGACCGATGAGCCTGCTCCCGTCGCTGTCGCAGCTGGTCCTTTCCCCCAAGCAGGTCCAGTCGATCGCGTGGGCGACCGCCCGCGTGAACCTCTGGCAGGGCTCCATCCGGTCCGGGAAGACCATAGGGTCCCTGGTCCGGTGGCTGCAGTTCGTCGCAACCGCACCGCACGGCGGCGAGCTGGTCATGATCGGCCGCACCCGCGAGGCCATCGCCCGCAACGTCTTCGGCCCGCTCCTCGACCCGTCGCTCTTCGGCGCCCTGACCGGGCTGATCAAGTACACCGCCGGCGCACCGACCGCGACCATCCTCGGCCGCCGGATCCACGTCATCGGCGCCTCCGACGCCTCCGCGGTCAAGGTCATCCAGGGCCTCACCGTCGCCGGGGCGTACGTCGACGAGGCGTCCCTGCTCGCCGAGGCGTTCTGGACGATGCTCCTCGGCCGGATGAGCGTGCCGGGCGCGCAGCTCTTCGCCACCACCAACCCCGACGGGCCGGCGCACTGGCTCAAGCGGCAGGTCGTCGACCGGGCTGCCGAGCTCGGCTACCGGGTGTTCCGGTTCCGCCTCGACGACAACGCCTGGCTCACCGTCAACAACCCGGAGTACGTCGCGCAGATCAAGCGCGAGTACGTCGGGCTCTGGTACCGCCGGTTCATCTTGGGGGAGTGGGTCCAGGCCGAGGGCGCGGTCTACGACATGTGGGACCCCCGCCGGCACGTCGTACGGCGCGACGCGATCCCGTCCATGGAGCGGGTCCTCAGCCTGGGCGTCGACCACGGCACGACCAACCCGACACGGGGCCTGCTGGTCGGCCTGGCCGAGCGGAAGCTGTGGATCCTCGACGAGTGGTCGCCGCCGACCGGGCAGACCGACGGCGCGCAGTCACAGCTGATGCGCACCTGGCTCGGCCAGCTGGAGCCGGAGCCGCGGCGCAAGCCGGAGTGGGTGTACGTCGACCCGGCGGCCGCGTCGTTCAAGATGCAGCTGTTCCACGACGGGATGACGAACGTCGCGAACGCTCACAACGACGTGCTGGCCGGGATCCGCACCGTGGCCAGCCTGCTCGGGACGGATCGGCTGCAGGTGTCCGAGGACTGCACGAACCTGATCGAGCAGATCCCGGGGTACGCCTGGGACCCGAAGGCCACCGAGAAGGGCGAGGACAAGCCACTGAAGGTCGCCGACCACGAGGTCGACGCGCTGCGGTACGGCGTCCACTCGCCGCGGGTGCTGTGGCGCTCGTCCATCCCGACCACGACCGCTGACGACCACGCTCCTGGGGCCGATGCCCACGACGACGCCCCGAGGGAGGCCGCATGAGCAAGCCGTACGCCAGGGTGCCGTCACACGCCGACGTCGAGTACGTCGACGGGAAGCTGCGGGTGGCCGCGGGGATCATCCACCGCGCTGCGGAGCGAGGTGAGCGCAAGGAGGGCTGGCTCAAGACGGTCGACGAGCTGCTCGACCGCCGCCTCGAGCTGATGGGAGCCTGACGTGCCGCTCCCCACGGGTGGACCCGGCTCCAAGTGGCCCCCGGCGCAGCTCGACGACATCACCGCGAAGCACGCCGAGTGGGACGCCTGGTACGTGGGCGAGGTCGGCGGCCTCGAGCGGCTCTACCAGCGCCAGACCGTCGGCGCCCTGAACCGGCCCAGCCAGTTCCGCGGCGGGGTCACCGGCGCGCTGGCCCGGTTCTGGTGGGGCCGGCCCGTCCCGAACACCGGCCAGGGCCCCTACGAGGACAAGTTCCACGTCCCGATCGCCTCCGACCTTTGCCAGGCCTCCGCCGACATCCTCTTCGCCCAGCCGCCGTCGCTGGTCCACGGTGAGAAGCGCATCCAGTCCGAGCTCGACCGGGCCGTCGAGGAAGGCCTGGTCAAGCAGCTCGCGACGTCCGGTGAGATCGGCGCCGCGCTGGGCGACGTGTACCTCCGGGTCACCTGGGACGTCTCGATCTCGGACCGGTCGTTCATCACCGCGGTGCACGCCGACGCCGCGATCCCCGAGTTCCGCTGGGGCCGACTCGTCGCGGTCACGTTCTGGCGCCAGCTCCGCGACGCCGACGGCCAGGTGCTGCGTCACCTCGAGCGCCACGAGCTCGACGGCAACGGGATCGGCGTGATCTACCACGGTCTCTACCAGGGCACGACCGACTACCTCGGCACCCTGGTCCCGCTGACCGAGCACCCCTCGACCGAGGGCCTGCCGGTGAACGCTGACGGGTTCATCTCGACCGAGTCCAAGGGACTCGCGGTCGTGCACTGGCCGAACAAGACCCCACAGCGCAGGTGGCGCCAGCACGAGGTCGGTGCGCACCTCGGCCGGTCAGACCTCGACGGTGTCGAGGGCGCGATGGACAAGCTCGACATGGTCTACAGCTCCTGGATGCGCGACATCCGGCTCGCCAAGGGCCGGCTAATCGTGCCGGCGTTCATGCTCGAGAACAACGGTCCCGGACTGGGTGCGTCGTTCGACACCGAGCAGGACGTCTACACGCCGGTGAACGCGCCCCCGCGCGAGGACGGCGCGTCCCAGATCACCCCGCAGCAGTTCGACATCCGAACCGCCGACCACCTCGCGACGTGCCAGGAGATCATCGAGATCATCCTCCGGAGCTCGGGGTACTCCAAGCAGCTGTTCGGCGAGGAGGACGGCGTGGCCATGACGGCCACCGAGGTGTCCTCGAAGGACCGCCGCTCCACGCTGACCCGCAACCGGAAGATCCGCGAGGTGCAGCCGGCGCTCGTCCAACTGCTCACCAAGAAGCTCGCGGTCGACGCCGCGATCTTCCACACCGGGGTCTCACCGGACGCCCCGGTCGTGGAGTTCCCGGAAGCCGGCCAGGCGACCTCCGAGCAGCTCGCCCAGACGACGAACTACCTCTTCCAGGCGCAGGCGGCGTCGGTGAAGACGAGGGTCGCGATGATGCACCCCGACTGGGACGAGAAGCAGATCGCGGCCGAGTCCGCGCTGGTGCTCGAGGAGTTCTCGGTCGCGGTGCCGGACCCGACCGGGTTTGAGCCGGCCGGACCTGGCGCCGGCGACCAGGGCGACGAAGGTGTCGACCAGTCCTGACGACGGCGCGGCCTACGCCGGTCGCGTCTCTGCGCTGATCGAGGACCTGGAGCTGCAGCTGCTCCGCGCGATCGCCGCCGAACTGCGGGCCGGGTCGGACGCGACGTGGGAGCAGACGGCGCTGGCCGGTCTGCAGCGGTGGCGCCAGGCAGCGGCTCGTGGTGTCGCCGGCGCCGAGCAGGGGCTCCTCCAGGTCATCCTCGAGGTCATGCTCGCCGCCCGCGATGACGGCGTGACGTCGGCAGCCGCGGACCTCAACGAGGCCGGGATCAGCCGGGGGCGGCCGCGCCCGGCCGGCGCCACCGTGCGCCAGGCCGAGCAGCTCGCGGCGCAGGTGATGGCCACGCTCCAGCAGACACCGCGGCTCCTGACCTCGGTCTACCAGCAGGCGGTCACCGCCGGCGCCGGTGAGGTGCTCGGCGGGAAGGTCACCCGGCTGCAGGCCGCGCAGCATGTGCTCGACCGGCTCCTGGTCCGCGGGATCACTGGATTCCGCGACAGCTCGGGCCGCAACTGGGCGCTGACGTCGTACGTCGAGATGGCGGTCCGCACGGCGACTGGGCACGCGGCCATCGACGGACACACGCAGACCCTGGAGGCGGCTGGGATGGACCTGGTGGTCGTCTCGGACAGCCCGCGGGAGTGTCCGGGGTGCCGGCCGTGGGAGGGCAAGGTGCTGTCCCTGTCGGGGCGGGTCGGGACGACGCTGGTGCCATCGGCCACCGGGTTGCAGGCGGTGCGGGTCGAGGTCGCGGGGTCGCTGTCCCGGGCCCGGTCGGCGGGCCTGTTCCACCCGAACTGCACGCACCGCCTCACCGGCCTGATCCCGGGTGTCTCTCGGCCGCGGCCGGTGGCGGATCCCGCTGGGTACGCCGCGAAGCAGCGTCAGCGCGACCTGGAGCGGCACGTGCGGGAGTGGAAGCGCCGCGAGGCGGTCGCCCTCGACGACGGGGCGGCCGCGCGGGCCCGCGCGAAGACCAGGGAGTGGCAGCGCGCGCTGCGCGAGCACGTCGACGCGAACGGTCTGAAGCGGCTGCGTCGCCGCGAGCAGATCGGCGTCGCGACCTAGATCCTCGGCCGCTGGGCCCGCGGGTACGTGGAGCGGCCACAGCCGGCGCAGCCACGGTGCTCAGCGCGCGCAACCGCCCCGGGAGGGAGGGGGCGCCGCGGCTGCGGTCCGGTCCACCAAGTTCTCCCCGTCGTTCGGGCGGGGTCAGTTCGGCCAGGCGCCGAGCTCCACCACCGCGGCCAGGCGCCGCAGAAGGGCACCACCATGCAGACCACCAGTCAGGGAAACCCGTTCACCGACCGTCTCACCGCCGACCAGCGTGCCGTGCTCGAGAGCATCCGCTCCCGGTCGATCGACCGCTTCGGCTTCGACGCTTTCCGCATGGAGGGCGACGGGGACGGGGGTGACGGTTCGGGGGACGGCGACCAGGGTGGCGACGGGAGTGACTCCGGCGCCACCGACGACGGCAAGAAGGGGGACCAGCAGGACGCTGGCGACCAGAAGACCGACGACAAGGACGCCGCCGAGGGCAAGGTCGAGGACCTCCCCGACTGGGCGCAACGGATCATCCGCGACACCCGCGCAGACGCCGCGAAGGCCCGCACCGAGGGCAAGCAGAAGGCGGCCCAGGAGGCCGAGAACGCCGTCGTCCAGCGCCTCGGCAAGGCGCTCGGGCTCATCAAGGACGGCGACAAGGACAAGGTCGACCCGGCTGAGCTCGCGAAGCAGGCCGAGGCCGCCCAGAGCAAGGCCCGCCAGGCGCAGGTCGAGCTCGCGCTCTACCGGTCGGCCAGCAAGAACAACGCTGACCCCGACCTCCTCGCCGCGGTGCTCACCCACCAGGGGAAGCTCGCGGACCTGGACATCTCGGACGAGAAGTTCCAGGACAAGGTCGACGCCATCGTCAAGAAGGCCGTCGACGACAACCCCAAGCTCGCGGCGACCCAGGCGGCCGGCTCGAGCTCCGCAGATCACGCCGGCGGGTCCGGCAGTGGCGGAGGCAAGCCCAAGTCCCTCGAAGAGGCCATCGCCGGCCGCATGAGCTAGGCGAGGCACCACTACCTGACCCAGGAGCAGAACCATGACCGTGACCCTCGCCCAGGCGAAGCTCAATGCGACCGACGACGTCGACGTCCAGATCATCGACGAGTTCCAGAAGTCGAACGACATCCTCAACCGGATCACGTTCGACGACGTCGTGTCCGGTGCCGGCAACGGCGCCACCCTCACCTACTCGTACACCCGCCAGCTGACCCAGCGTGGTGCCGCGTTCCGCGCGATCAACAGCGAGTACACCCCGACGCAGGCCACCAAGGTCCGCGCCTCGGTCGACCTCGTCCCGCTCGGTGGCTCGTTCCAGATCGACCGAGTCCTCAACCGCGTTGCCCAGGCCGCGGAGACCGCGTTCCAGATGCGCGAGCTCCTCAAGGGCTCGTCGGCGAAGTTCTCCGACTCGTTCTTCAACGGCGACACCGCCGTCGACGCCAACGGCTTCGACGGCCTGAACAAGATCCTCACCGGCACGACCACCGAGTACCTGCCGCTGGCCAACGGCACCACCGCCGGCTACCGCGACTGGACCGGGGTCGACACCAAGGCCGAGGCCATCGCGGAGATCGAGGAGATCGACAACTGGCTGTCGCTCCTCGACGGCCCCCCGGACGCCATCTACGGCCCGAAGAAGGTGCTGTCGAAGTTCAAGCGGCTCGCCATGTGGGCCGACCAGTACGAGAAGACCACCGACGCCTTCGGCCGTCCGATCAACACGTACAACGGCATCCCGCTGATCGACCCGCTCACCAAGGACGGGTCGAACACCGACATCCTCGCCCTGGCCACCCGGGACACGGACGCCGGCGGCGCGGGCGGCAACATCACCAACCTCGGTGACCTGTACGCCGTGCGGTTCGCGCTCGACGGCGTCCACGGCGTCGCCATGTCCGACGGCCCGCTCGTCCGGAACTGGCTCCCGGACTTCTCCACCGCCGGCGCGGTGAAGACCGGTGAGGCCGAGATGGGCCCCGTCGCGGTGGTCATGAAGAAGACGAAGTCCGCGGGCGTCTTCCGCAACATCAAGGTCGCCTGACCCCGACCCGTCACTCCCCGCGCGGGCGGGCGCAACCCCACGCGCCCGCCCGCGCACTGGAACCACGGCCAGGAGGCCCAGCATGAAGATCACCAGCCCCGCCGAGGGGTACACCAAGCAGGACCGGTACGGCGAGACCGTGCTGGACTTCAAGGACGGCGTCGCGGAGTTCGACGGCGACCTGCCCCACGCGGTCCGCCAGTACCTGGTGGGCGCCGGTTACGGCATCGGGTCGAAGAAGCCGACCCTGCCCGAGCAGGCGGTAGAGCCCGACCCCCACGCCGACCCGCACGTCCAGCTCGGCACGCCGCTGCGCGACGCCGCGGTCGACCCTCAGGAGGGCGACTTCCTGCCGCCCGTGAACGCCGGCAACACCGAGGGCCTCCCGATCGTGGCTCCCGGGATCCACGCCGTCGGGACTGGCCCGATCGTTCCCGGCCCCGTTGGTCGGTTCGAGAAGGACGAGGACGGCACGAAGGTCGTCATCCCCGACACCGACGTTCAGCAGGAGCGCGAGACCACCGCCGCCGAGGAGGTCTTCATCGAGCAGCGTGACGTCCCCACCGTCACGGCCGAGCTCGGCGGGGACGTCGGCCATCCGGCGCCCGACCTGGTCGGCGCGCCGTCCGACGTCGCCCCGGCCTCGGACCTCAAGAGCGAGGCGCTCGACGCCGCACTCGAGGAGGCCGGTCTGGCGAAGTCCGGCTCGGCGGACGAGAAGCGCGCCCGCCTGGCCGAGCACCGAGGCGAGGCCTGACCAATGCCGTACGCCACGACCGAGCAGCTGGGCGCGTACTTCGGCGCCGACGGAGAGTCTGAGTCCCCGTCGACGATCCCCGAGGACGCAGCCCGGCTGCTCGTTCGTGCGTCCGAACTCGTCGCCGACCACATCGTCACCGCGGTGTACGACGTGGACTCCGACGGCAACGCCACCGACGGGACGGTGATCGCCGCCCTGCGCGACGCCACGTGCGCGCAGGTCGAGTTCTGGCTCACCGGCGACGAGGAAGACGACATCCTCGGCCCCCTGCAGAGCGTCTCGACCCAGGGAGTGCAGCTGCAGATGGGTGCCGGCGAGAACCGTCCCACCCCGATGTACCTCGCCCCGCGCGCGGCCCGTGCGCTGCGCCGCGCCGGCCTGCTGTCGGGGGTCGTCGGGTCGTGAAGGTCCGCCGCTCCGCCCTGAAGGACACCGTCGTGGTGGCCACGCACACGGGCGAGGGCGCGTACGGGCCGGTTGATGGCACCCCGGTGACGGTGCGTTGCCTGGTCGACGAGACCCGGCGCCTGGTGCGCGACGCGTCCGGTGACGAGGCGGTGTCCGAGTCGACGCTGCTGCTCCACCCCCGCACCCAGGTCGTCGACGGCGACGGCCGGGTGGTCGCGCTGGTCGACCCGATGACGGTGTTCACCCCGGAGTCGCCGGTCACCATCAGCGGCCGCAAGTCGCGCGTCCTGTCGGCCAAGCAGACCAAGATCCGCAACTCGGTGCTCTCGGTGGAGGTGACCTGCGCATGACCTGGTCCAACACCATCGACCTGACCCGGGTCCTCAATGGCGTTCGCGACGGCGGGAACCGCGGCCTCAAGCTGGGCGGCGAGCACGTCCTCGACGTCGCGGTCGCCCACACCCCCATCGAGGAAGGCACCCTCTCCCGGACCGGGAAGGTGTCCACCGACGAGGCCGCACTCAAGGCCGCGGTGTCCTTCGATGGCCCCTACGCCGTGGTGCAGCACGAGGACCTGACCCTGCGCCACGACCCGGGCCGGACCGCGAAGTTCCTCGAGAACGCGTTCAACAGCCAGCGCATGGTCATCGCGCAGATCATCACCACCTCGATCCGCCGCGAGCTCGGGGCCTGACCGTGCCGAGCGTCGCCGCGGAGGACTTCGAGACCGCGTTCCTCGAGGGCTTCGCGCAGCTGCTCGCCGCGGACCCGGTGGCCGGGGTGTGGAATTCATCCGGGGTGTACGCCGCGGGCGAGACCGGGATCATCCTCGGCGGTCTGCCGCAGTCCCCTGACCAGGTGATCGCGCTGACGGCGTACGGCGTGACGGACGACCCGTCGCTGTCGGACTCCACGATCGGGCTGCAGCTCACCACCAGGTGGGGCGGCCAGGACCCGCGCGCGGTCGGCCGGCTCACGTCGCGCTGCTTCGCGAAGCTCCACGGCCTGCACGACTTCGACCTGGTCACCGGGGTGCACGTCGTGCAGTGCCTGCGCCGCTCCTGGACGTCGATCGGCCAGGACCAGGGCAACCGGTGGCGCACGACCCAGAACTTCTACGTCGACGTCCACCGCCCGTCCGTGAATCGAACCTGAGGAGAGCGTCATGCAGATGACGAAGCACGGGGCCACCCAGCCCGTCCCCGACGAGCTGGTGGGCTTCATGGCCGCGCGCGGGTGGGAGCCCGCCACCGAGGCCGCACCCGAGACTCCTGTGGCCGAGCCGCAGGCCGACGCCGACCCTGTGGTCGTCGTCCCGCCCCCGCCCGCCGGGCGCCAGGGCCAGCACACCGTCAACCCTGCTGAGGAGCAGTCATGACCGCCACGACCAAGGTCCCCCTCGGGGCGGCCACCCTGAACCGCAAGTGGTACCTCGACGTCAACGCTGGTACCCCGTCCGTGCCCGACTGGGTCGGTGTCTTCGGGATCAACGACTTCAAGGACAACGTCGACCCGACCCTGCAGGACGACTCGGACTTCGACTCCGAGGGGTACAAGTCCTCGACCGTCACCGCGCTCGCCTGGTCGATCGAGGCCAAGGTCACCCGGAAGACGCCGCAGGGGTCGCCCACGGCGTACGACCCCGGCCAGGAGGCGCTGCGTCTCGCCGGCGCCGAGATGGGCGAGGACAACGTCGTCCACGTCCGCTGGTACGAGATGACGCCCGACGGGCCCCGCGCCGAGGCCTACGAGGGGCGCGCCGCGGTCTCCTGGACGCCCGACGGCGGCCCGATGGACGCGAACTCCACGGCCACGGTGACGCTGACCGGGCAGGGCAAGCGCAACCCGATCACCCACCCGGACGGCGCGACGGTCGCGCCGACCATCTCGGCCCTGGTGCCGAACAGCGCGGCCACCGCCGGCGGCGACCTGATCATCATTGAGGGCACCGGGTTCACCGGCGCTACCGCCGTCAAGGTCGCGGCCGTCGCGGTCGCCTCGGGCGCCTGGGAGGTCATCTCCGACACCCGGATCGCGCTCATCGCCCCGGCCAAGGCCGCCGGCGCGAAGGCCGTCACGGTCGAGAACGCGGCCGGCGCCTCCGCGGGCAGCAACCTCACCTACGCGTGAGGTAGCCCCACCCGATACGACGGCGGGCCGGTGTCCTGACTGGGCCGGCCCGCCGTCTCCACCAGTCAGCCCAGTCAGGACACCCAGTCAGGAGCACCACCGTGGCTTTCAAGGACCTCAAGGAGTACGTCGAGCCCTGGCTCGACCTCCCCATCAACGGCAAGACCTACCGCGTCAACTCCGTCGACGCCGACACCGGCATCTACTGCCAGCTCATCGTCGAGACCGTCCTCGCCGTCCAGACCGGCGCCGAGCTGGACGAGAAGGACGTCGCCGGTCTGAAGCTCGACGACGACGCCGAACGCGACTTCAACCGCCGCCTCCTCGGGACGACGTACGACGAGATGCTCGCCGACAAGGTCGCGTGGGAGTACGTCAAGATCGCCTCCCGCACCGTGTTCACCTGGACCATCCGCGACCGCGACGCCGCCGAGGAGTTCTGGATGCGTGGTGGCCGCCCGGAAGCACACCGGCCGGCCACGAAGGACCGCCAGCGGCCGGCCAAGAAGACCACCAAGAAGACCGCGGCGTCCCGGTAGGACCGACCGGGCTCCCTCGCTTCATCGACGAACCCACCGGCCCCACCCTGGGGTGGCGCCAGATCCTGCAGCACTGGGGCCGCATCGAAGCCGACCTGCACGAGCGGTACGGCATCGACGTGTCCGACCCGGTCCTGATGAAGTCCCGGTCCTGGCACTGGCTGCAGCGCCGGATCTTCGGGCTGCTCGAGGTCCCGCCGTCGTTCATGCCCGACGGGCGGGTCATCCACAGCACCCGCCTCGCGCACGCCCTGTTCCCGCCCTCCGACCCACCCTCGAGGGAGGTGACCTAGTTGTCGCTCGACCTTGGTGAGCTCGTCGGCTCGATCGGCCTGGACATCACCCCGATGGTGAAGGCGGTCAACGCCGGTGACGCCCGGCTCAACCAGTTCGCGGCCGAGGGTGAGTCGACTGCGAAGGCGGCCGGCAACAGCATCGGGGTGGCGATGGCCACCGGGCTGGCCACGATCCCCGTCGACGCTTCGACGGCGGCCGCGGGGGTGAAGTCCGCGCTCGACCAGATCCCGGTCGACGCGAAGGTCGCAGCCGACCAGGCCGCTGGCTCGGTGAAGATGTCGCTCGACCAGATCCCGGTCGATGCGAAGGCGACTGCTGCCGCGACCGCGGTGGCGTTCGGTGTCGGCGTCGACGACATCAGCCGGCTGATGGACGAGTTGCCGAAGAACGCCAAGGGCGTGGTGTCGGAGACCTCGGCCGAATTCCGTGCCCTGGCGCCGGACGTGAAGGTCGCGGTCCTGCAGGCCAAGGCCGACGCCGCGACGGCGCTGCAGGGCATCCCTCCCGAGGCCCGCAAGGCTGGCCAGGAGGCCGCCACCCAGCTCGGTGCTGGACTGTCCGGCGCGAAGGCTGAGGCAGAGGCGGCCGGTGCGCGCGCGGGCGACGGCTTCGCCTCCTCGTTCGCGGACAAGGCGAAGGACGCCGGGAAGGTCACCGGCGCCGCCGTCGGCACCGCCCTGTCCGTCGGCGTGATCGACAACCTGTCCCTCGAGGGCGGCCGCCTCAAGGTCGCCGCCCAGCTCGGCCTGACCGCGACCGAGGCTGACCGGCTCGGTCGCATCGCCGGCCGTGTCTACGCCCACAACTTCGGCGAGGGCATCGACGAGGTCAACGTCGCGGTCGCCGCGGTGATCTCCTCGATCCGTGGGATGCGCAACGCCTCCGAGTCCGACATCGGCCGCGCGACCCGCCTGGCGCTGGCGTTCGCCGACGTCTTCGACATCGACGTCCAGCGCGCCGTGTCGGTGGCCGGCACGGTTCTCCGCTCGGGGCTGGCCGACAACGCGATGCAGGCGTTCAACCTCATCACCCAGGCCTCGTCCCGGGTGCCGGCCGACCTGCGTGAGGACGTCCTCGACGCCGCCGAGGAGTACTCCCAGTTCTTCGACACCCTCGGCTACTCCGGCGAGCAGGCGTTCTCGATGCTCGTCGAGGGCGCCAAGAAGGGCATGTACGGCATCGACAAGGCCGGCGACGCGGTCAAGGAGTTCACGATCCGGTCGACCGACATGTCGACCAGCTCGAAGCAGGCCTACAAGATGATCGGCCTGGACGCCCGGACGATGGCCAACGACATCCTGGCCGGTGGCGACAAGGCGCAGCGGGCCACGCAGAAGATCGTCCGGGGGCTGCTCGACATCAAGGACCCGGCCCGTCAGGGGCAGGCCGCGATCGCCCTGTTCGGCACCCCGCTCGAGGACCTCAACGCCTCGGAGATCCCGCAGTTCCTCAAGCAGCTGCAGGGCTCCTCGAAGGCGATGGACGGGTGGGAGGGGTCCGCCCGCAAGATGGCCACCACGGCTGGCGGGGGTACGGCGAACTCGATTGAGACCGCGAAGCGGAAGGTCATCGAGTGGGGCCGCTCGGTGATCGAGGCCCACGGCCCGACCACGATGCTCGCCGGCGCTGTCGCTGCCTTCGGGCCCGCTGCGCTGTCCATCATCGGTCCCACCGCGCAGATCATCGGCGCCAGGGCCGCGCAGACTGCGGCGGCCGGGTCCGCGGCCGCCGCCGAGACCGCCGCGGCGACCGCCACGAAGACCGGGTGGCTGACCTCGGCGGCCACCGCGATGGCCTCCGCGGTTCGCATGGCCGCCGCCTGGGTCATCGCCATGGGCCCGATCGCGATCGCGATCGCCGCGATCGCCGGCGTCGCCTACCTGGTCTACAAGTACTGGGACGAGATCAAGGCCGCCACGATGGCCGTCTGGGACTGGATCGTCGGGTTCATCAAGGACCACGCGACCCTGATCGTCACCGTCCTCACCGGCCCCATCGGGTTCGTCGTGATGACCGTGATCAAGCACTGGGACGACATCAAGGCGGGCACGGCCGCCGCCTGGGACTGGGTGGTCGGGAAGGTCAAGGCCATCCCCGGGCTGCTCGTGGCGGCGTTCTTGAACTTCACCCTGCCCGGGCTGATCATCAAGCACTGGGACACGATCAAGGAGAAGACCAGCGCCGCCTGGGACGCGGTCGTCGGCTTCGTCAAGGGCATCCCCGGCAAGCTGCTGTCGTTCTTCATGAACTGGACCTTGCCGGGCCTGATCATCAAGCACTGGGACGAGGCCAAGGACGGCACGGTCCGGGTCGCGACCAGCATCGTGAACTGGGTCGGGGACCTGCCCGGGAAGATCCTCGGCAAGCTCGCGTCACTGGGCGGGATGCTCTTCGAGGCCAACGCGCAGGCGTTCGGCCGGATGCTCGACGCCGCCCAGAACAAGGCCACGGCGCTGCTGTCTTGGGTCAGTGGCCTGCCGGGCCGGGTCAAGAACAAGCTCGGCAACCTCGGCCAGCTGCTCTACAACGCCGGCATGTCGATCATCCAGGGCCTCATCGACGGCATCGAGGACAAAGCCGGCGACCTGATGGGGAAGCTGCAGGGCATCACGGACAAGATCCCCGACTGGAAGGGCCCGGCGTCCAAGGACAGGCGGCTGCTCCGCGGGGTCGGGCAGATGATCATGCAGGGCCTGATCGACGCGATCGGGGCCAAGGAGGGTGACCTGAAGTCGTCGCTGGACGAGGTCACCAAGCTCATCGAGAAGACGATGGCGAAGCGATTCAAGAACGACAAGCTCGCCCAGGCGGCCGCGCGCGCGGTGATCAAGGGCTTGGAGGACGAGCGCAAGGAGCTGCTCGCCAACGAGCGGGCCCGCGACCGGATCGACAAGAAGCTCGACGCCGCGAGGGAGAAGCTGCGGTCGCTGCGCCAGGAGGCCCGCGAGTACGCGAAGTCGGTGCAGGACGCGGTCGTGTCGTTCGGCAACGTGACGTCGTTCGTCGACCAGCAGACCGGGACCGTGACGGCGGACAGCATCGTCGCTGGGCTCAAGCTGAAGGTCATGCAGGCTGCGTCCTACTCGGCCGCAATGGCGCAGCTCGTCACCATGGGACTCAACCAGACCACCATCGACCAGCTCACCCAGGCCGGGGTCGAGGGTGGTCTCGCGACCGCCTCCGCGCTCCTGGCCGGCGGCCAGACCGCGATCGACCAGGTCAACCAGCTGACCGGCCAGCTCGTCGACACCGGGGCCGGCCTCGGGAGCATGCTCTCTGATCAGATGTACGGCGACGGGATCGCGGCCGCGCAGCAGCTGGTCAACGGGCTCGAGGCCCAGAAGGCCGAGCTCGAGAAGTCTGGCCGCCGGCTCGCGCGAGCGTTCCTGCGGGCGCTGCGTCAGGAGCTCGGGTCGGGCCTCGGTGACCTGGGGATCAACATCAGCGACTTCCACACCTCGAACCCGAAGAACCCGACGCCGGGGCCGGACCCGAAGACGGCCGCTGCGGCCCGCCGGGAGTCGTCGGTGGGCGCGACCACGGACCCCGCCTTGGTCGAGGCTGTGGAGCGCCTCGCGGAGGCCCAGAGGGCCACGAACAACAAGCTCGACGCCCTGCCCCGCAAGTACAAGCTCGCCGAGCGGCAGGGGTGACGGATGCCGATCGTGGCTGGTCCCGGCGACCCGGGCAGCACCCTGGTTCTGACCCGGCTGTGGCTCAACGACGTCGCGGACCCCTCGGACGTGATGTCGTTCCGGATCGGGGCGTTCACGCCGACGTACGGCGCCGACGGCGAGATCCGCAAGAACGCCGGCGGACGCCTCCGACTGGTGCTGCGCGCGGGCGTGGCGCGCAGCCACTCGGCGCTGATCCGGCGCCCCACGGACTCGCAGTGGGCGTGGCTGGTCGCACACCACCGCCGGCTGGTCACGATCCGCGACCCCGACGGGATGAAGTACGTCGGGATCTACCTGACCCTGACCCGTGACCGGCCAGTCGAGGGCGCCGACATGACGCTCGACCTCTCCGAGGTCACCAGCAGCGAGGCCGTCTGATGCAGTCCCTGACCGCGGCACCGCGCGACGGTCTGACCAGCGCCCAGGTGATGAAGCTCCTCACCGGCGACGGCGTCGAGATCTCGGCCGGCCTCGAGCTGCTCGACACGCAGAACCGGTTCGTCGACGACATCTCCGACGCGTTGGTCGAGGACGGGTCGTCGGTGTCCCACAACGGCCGGGCGTCGGCAGTGCACGGGACCTGCAGCCTGGTCATCCAGCAGGCGTTGGCGTGGGGCCGCGACCGGGTCCGGCCCTACATGGTGCTGTCCAACGCCGCGGTGTCGGCACGATTCAACCTCGGTGTGTACGTCCTCACTACCCCGCAGACCAAGCGCGGTGAGGAGCCGGTGACCTACGACGTCGACGGGTTCGACCTGCTGCAGCCGCTGCAGGACGGACCGGGCAACACCTACGTCGTGCTCCCCGAAGAGGGCGACGACCTGATGCCGAACCCCGGTTTCGAGGTCGACACCTCCGACTACGGGTCCTACGAGCCGTTCCCGGTCGACGACTTCACCGCGGCCACGTTCGCCCGCACCACGTCGAAGCACTACTCGGGTGTCGCGTCGCTGGAAGTCACCTGGCCCACCACCGGGGCCGGGATCTCGTGGATCAACACCACCAGCGAGCGGCACTTCATCGTCGGGAAGACCTACAAGTTCACCGCCCGCGTCTGGGTCCCCACCGGCGGCCCGCCGAGCCTGTTCTTCGACGTCCTCTTCACCACCCAGTCGCCGCGGTTCTTCCCCGCCAACGACGGGTGGGTCGAGGTCGAGTGGCACTGGACCGCAACCGTCCCCGCGGCCTACGTTGCGCTCTCGTTCCGCGGCACCACCGCCGGACAGAAGACGTGGATCGACGAGATCCACGTCGTCGGCCAGGCCTCCACCTGTGTCGACGCCGTCCGCTCGGTCATCGAGCTCGCCGGCGCCGGCGCCCCGCTGCGCATCGACGGCACCGAGCAGCTCGCCGTGATGCCCGGCCCGATGGTGTGGGCGCTGACCGACGGGTCGCCGGTCACGTGGATCCAGATCATCAACGACCTCCTCGACGCGATCAACTACCGAGCCCTGTGGGTCGACGAGGACGGCACCTATCGGTCGGAGCCGTACGTCGACCCCAAGCTGCGGCCCGTCGAGTGGACCCTCGACGTCGAGGACCAGTCGACGAACATCGTCGGCCAGGAGCGTGTCTACGACGAGGACGTGTGGGGCAAGCCGAACTGGTGGCGGTTCGTGCGTCGCGGCATGGCCACAACCCCCGTCGAGGGTGACGGGCTCTACACCGTCGAGAACGTCAACCGTGGACCGTCGTCGATGCAGTCGCTCGGCCGGCCCGTCCGCAAGACGGTGTTCCTCGACGCCGTCGACCAGGCCGCGCTCGTCGCGCAAGGCGACCGGGTCGTCATCGAGGACACCGCGGTGACCCGCCAGGTCACCCTGGCCGTCGACCCCCTGCCAATCGTGGGCCACCTCGACGTCGTCCGCTACATCGACAGTCCCGTGTCCGCGAAGGCCGAGGTCACCTCCTCCACGACGAACCTCGACGGCTCGCCGGGGACCTGGGTGCTCGAGGTGATGGAGTAGTGGCCCGCGAGATCACCGAGGTGCAGACCACCGGCACCGTGAGCAGCGCGGCGCCCCTTGAGGTCGTCGTCGACGGCGCCACCGTCGCCTGCCCCGCGGCCACCTTGAACGGCCAGGCCTACACCGTCGGGCAGCGCGTGACCGTGACCGTCCGCAACCCGCTGCTGCCGCTCGTGCAGGGCGTCGAGAGCTGAAGAGGGAGCCGGCCATGGGACTTCGCGAACAGGCCATCGAAGCAGCTGAGGCGGCCCGCGAGCAGCGCGCCGCGGCTGCACGCACGGTGCTCGCCAGCACACTCACCCCGGCCGACGTGTCCGCACTCGAGGTTGCCGCGCAGACTCCCGAGCTCGTGGTCTTCACCGACGGCGCAGACCTCTTCCTCGCCGTGGGTGACCGGACCTCACCACCCCGCCTGTCGCTCGTCACCAACCAGGGCGGGTGGACCCGTCGAGGCGACGTCGACTCCCTCACCACCCTGGGCCGGCTCCTGGCCGCCGCAGAGGGAGACGCCTGATGGGCGGCTGGCAGCAGATCGCGGCGCTCCCGAACCCGCGCGCCGCGGCCGCGTCCTGCTACCTGGGCGACAAGGTCTACCTCTTCGGCGGCACCAGCTCGCCCGGCGGGTGGACCTCGACGACCTACATCTACGACCCAGACACCAACACCTGGTCCAGCGCCGCCGCTATCCCGGGCGCGCCGCTGGCCCACCCCAAGGCGTTCACGATGCCCGACGGCACGGTCGCGGTGTTCGGCACCAGCTCACCGGTCGCCGCCTACCGCTACAACCCGGCCGACAACACGTGGGCTTCGATGTCGACCACGGGAGGGCTCCTCGATCGTGCCGGCGGCGCCGTGGCCTTCCAAGATGCTGCCGGCCGGATCTACCTTGCCGGGGCGACTCCGAACACACCGAACGCTCAGAAGCTCACCCGCTACACCCCAGGCACGGACACGTGGACGGCCCTCGCTGACGTGCCGACGCTGTCCCCGCGGCGGGCCTGGCAGATCGGATCAGTCGGTGTGCTCGGCGACAACGGCGTCGCCTATAGCGGTGGGCAGTCCTCGGTCGACACGCTCCTCGCGTACGACACTGTTACGGGCGTCTGGTCGGTCACTGCGCCGCAGCCCAGTGCCCCAGGGTCGCCGCAGTACAACCTGGCTGTCTCGCGGCTGCCGAACGGCCTGATCGTCACGATGCCCGGGTTCGGGTCGGATCTCTCCGGGCTGGTCAAGATCCGGCGGATCGACGGCTTTGACCCCGCCACAGGAACCTGGTCGATCGGCGTTCTCCCGAACTTCCCGGCTAACCCGATGACCTACCCCGCGATCACCACCGACCCAGACGGTCGGATCTGGGTCATGGGCGGCCGCAACGACTTCGTCGACGGCGGCCCTTCCAGTGCTACGGCGTACGTGTACCTGCAGAACCGGCCACCCACCGCCCCCACCCTGCTCACCCTGACCGGCGGGGTGATCGTGTCCACGGCCGCGACCAACCGCGCCCGGCACGCGTTCAACGACCCCGACGCCGGGGACTCCCAGTCCAAGTTCGACTGGCGGCACCGCCTCGTCGGCGCGGGCACCTGGATTACCGGCACCGAGCTCAGCCCGAACCCGTGGTACGACATCCCGGCCGGCGAGCTGGTCCCGGGCGGCTACGAGCGCCAGGTTCTCGCCTATGACGCCGGTGGCCTCCCGGCGCCGGCCTGGACGCCGTCGGGATTCTTCACCGCCGGTGACCCGCCCGCCGGGCCCGTGATCACCTACCCGATCAACGGGCAGACCTTCGAGCAGCTCGAGCGAGTCGACTGGTCTGTAGTCGCCCAGGACGCCTATCAGGTGCGCCGGGTCGCCGACGACGGCGCCGGGTCTCCGGTAGTGGATCCGGTTGGCGACGACGTCTACTTCGACACCGGCGAGGTGGCCGCGCCGCTGACTCGCACGGTGCCGCTGATCTTCGAGACCAACAACCGTGACGAGCATGTGCAGGTTCGCGTCAAGAAGGATGGGCTCTGGTCCGACCTGGTCGACGTCGGAGGCGAGGTCTCCTACACGCGACCGCCGGTGCCGACGTACGAGCTCTACACCGACCCGTCGACCGCGTCGCTGCTGCTCATGATCACCAACCCGACCCCGACCGGGGACGAGCCCGCGGCGGCCTACAACGACGTCTACATCGACGACGGGGCAGGTGAGGAGCGGAAGGCCACCGCGCTGCCCACGAACACCTCCTGGCGGCACTGGACGCCCGTCTCGGGCCGCGACTACTCGACCTCGGTGCGGGTCGTCGCGGTCGCCGCCAACGGGACGACGGCGAGCAGCGGGACCTGACGTGGACGGGATGCCCTGGCAGACCATCACCGCGGCCGCCGGTGGCTGGACCCTCTTCGGCTTCGCGATGCTCGGTCTCCTCACTGGCCGGCTCGTCACCAAGCGCGAGGCCGACGTCTACCTGGCCCGAGCCGAGAAGGCAGAGGCGCACGTCGACGTACTGCTCACCGCGGTCGCTGAGACGACCACCATCGGGAAGCTGCAGAAGGCCGTCATCGACGCCGGCATCCGCGCCTCCACGACGATCTCGGACGGTGACGGCCCATGAGCATCTGGAATCGGCGCCGAGCGCGGCTCGCCGAGTCCCGCGAGGCCCTGGCCAAGCAGGAGCGCCTCGGCGAGTACGTGCAGATGCAGCACCAGGAAGCCCAGGAACTCGGGGAATGGGCGCGCACCCGGCTCCGTCAGAACCACCTGACGCAGCTGTTCTACGACCCCCAGTCGAAGGGCGCCTGATGAACCTCACCCGCTTCCTCGTTGTCGACGTGTCCCGTGTGCTGCTCTACGGCAACGTGCTGATCTTCGCGACCTTCCTGGTCTTCTACGGGACGCGGGAACCGTGGTGGCGGTCGTGGTTCGGTTGGACGATCGTGCTGCTCCTGGCCGCGATCCTGCAGCTGTCCGTGCGGGGGCTCATCACCGACCTCTTCGGCGAGGACTACCCCGGCCGCGACATGGTCCTCATGCTCGGCCGCCTCGAGCTCGCCGTCTCCGGCCTGGCGCTCTTCGTCGCCCTCCTCCGAAAGCGCCACCCCCGGCTCTGAGGCCGTCCCTCCTCGTCCGCCTCGCGCTCCTGCTCGAGGCCCTGTCCGCCTGCCCGAAGGAGCACCCCATGGCGACATCACAGAACGGTTGGCCAGCGCTCGCGGCCGACTCGACCCTGCTCCACACGTGGGTCATCCAAGGCAAGTCGGGAACGACCAGGATCCGAATGCGTGGCGGGTCCGCCGGGTTCCTCCTCGCCCACTGCGCGCTCTGGTTCGACGGCAAGGTCGAGGACCTCGTCGAGCACGTCCTCGACGACTGGGGGTACGCCTACCGGCCCGTCCGCGGCTACGAGACGACCCTGTCCAATCACTCATCGGGCACCGCGATCGACCTCAACGCCACCGATCACCCGCTCGGCGCCGCCGGCACCTTCACCCCCGCCGAGTGCGCAGCCATCCGCCAGCGCCTCAACCTCTACAAGGGCACGATCCGGTGGGGCGGGGACTACCAGGGCCGCAAGGACTCGATGCACTTCGAGATCGACGCGCCCCTGGCCGTCGCGGAGAAGGTCGCCCGCGGGCTGCTCGACACTCCCCGGGGCAAGCGCCTGCTCAAGGCCAACCCGGGCCAGCGCGCGGTGATCCTGTCTTGAGCGTCTTCATCACCGCCAACCTCGGCCGGCACGTCGATACCGCGGAGTTCCTGGCCAACGTCCGCGTGATCGACGACGAGGCCGGCCGCGGCACCGTCATCGGCTTCCAGGAGATCGACGAGGCCGACACCCCGAACGAGCACCACGGCCTGCGTCGGGTGCTCGAGGACTTCACCTGGGCCGGGTGGCAGACCCGGGAGCCGATCGGCTTCGGCGACCGCTGGAAGATCCAGCGGGACGAGGTGGTGAAGGCAGCCACGGGCCTCAAGGTGGGCCGCGTCGGGCTGTCTCCGGCGCGAACCATCACCGACGCGGTTGCGACCCACACGTCGGGCGCCGAGCTTGCGTTCCTCGACGTGCACTACCCGCGGAACGATCCGCGCCTGTTGAGCAGGTGGCGCGACGTCCGACAGGCGCACGCCGACCGGATCGCCCACCACCACGCTGAGGGTCGCACCGTCGTGTGGTTCTCCGACGTCAACCGCCGCTCGTTCATGCCGCTGCACCGGGCTGAGCGGACCCTCGCCCACCACGGGCTCGACTGGGTCCGCTGCGTCGAGCACCCCGACGGCGCACAGATCGAGGTCCTGGCACGCGGCTCGATCGACCTCACCATCGACGGCCACGACGCGCAGTGGGCGCGCGTGCGCCTCACCAACCCGAAGGAGCACCGATGACCAACCCGACCCCCAAGCAGGCCGTGCAGGCACTGGCCGCGCTGCTGCGCCAGATCCCGCTCGCGATCCGCCAGTGGCTCTACGTCGCCCTCGTCATCGTCGCGGTCGTCTACATCGGCGTGACCGCGTGGCGTGAGGGCCTCTCGACCGACCAGCTGGTGGCGCTGGCGATCGCGGCGTACGGCACCATCTCCCGCGCCAACGCCACCGGGAAGTAGCACCCCCGATGTTCACGGTGACGCGGGTCCGGATCGGCCCGGCCGTGTTCCTGGCCTACTGCCTCGGGCTCTCCACCACCGGCTTCATCGCCCTCGCCGCTCGGATCATCCTCGAGCTCGGCCTCCGCAAGACCCGGAAGGGAGCCTGACCCATGGCCCGTGCCTCGTTCGGTGGAGGTGTCGCCGACTTCGTGATCACCGCAGAGGCCCCCGGTGACCCGCTCCGCTTCGCCTCCACTGTCCTGACGATGTGGACCGCCGAGACGGGTGGCAGCCAGGTCACCGACCTGATGCTCGGCGGGGTCCCCGTGACCTCGATCCCAGTCGGGACGAACGGGGCTGTGCCGACCTTTCAGGGTCCGGACGGGGTCTACTCGCTGTGGGCGGACGGGGGCTCGGACCGGTCCCGGCTGGACGCGGTGGGCAGCATCCTGGAGGCCGCGGCGGGCGTGACCGACGGGCTGCTCACAGCCGTCGACGCTGACCCGGAGAGTGACTTCCGCACCCAGCAGGACGCACGTCTCAATGCCTCAACTGAGGCGATCGTCAACGAACTCGTGCCGGCCGCCACCGCGTTCGTCAAGGGCAAGATCCAGATCGCCACACTGGCCGAGGTCGCCACGGGCACCGCCGCGGACAAGGCGGTCGCACCGGACACACTCCTGGCTATCGCCGGACGGGCCATGCAGGCTTCCGACCATTTCCTGTACGTGTCACGGTCGTCGAAGGCCAGCGACTCGAACGACGGGCTCAGCCCCGGCACCGCGAAGGCGACCACTGCTGCAGCGATCGCGGCGCTGCCCAGCGGCGGCGGCGTCGTGTTCCACCTCTACGGGACGTGGAACCTCGGTTCCGGAAGCGTCGGCCTCACCATCGCCCCCGGCAAGCCGGTCATGCTCATGGGTCTCGCGCAGCGCGGGTTCACCGAGTTCACCTACTCGGGCACCGGGGTGGCCGTGAAGGTCGGCGACGGTCGGATGGTCACCGACCTGGTCCTCACGAACGGTTCGACGACCGCCACCTCCGCGACGGCCAACTTCACCGCGGCCGACACCGGCAAGGTCATGTTCGCGCAGTACGTCAACGCCGACGTGACCATGACCTACGTCGACCCGACGACCGTGACGCTCTCGGCGCCCGCCCAGGCGAACGCCACAGGAGTGACAGCGTGGATCTCAACCCGCTGCGAGGGGCTGTTCTGGGCGAAGTACCTCCAGATCACGTGCACGCACGCCACTGCCGCGACCACCGGCATCCTCATGACGGACATCCACGGGGGCTTCATCGAGGACGTGCGAGTTCTCGGTAGCTCGTACAACGTCGGCAGCTACGGGATTCGGTCGGTCAACGGCTACGTCTTCTACTACAACCGTCTGGTCGTTCAGAGCTTCGAAACCGGCATGTTCCTCGACGGGTTCTGTAACGAGTCCTCGATCACCGACACCAACGTCGGCGCCAAGGTCGTCTGCGTGCTGGTCAAGAACTCCACCAACGTTCGCGTTCGGGGAGGGCAGCTCTCCACGACCGGAATCGGCGCTGGCGGCGTCGGGTTCATGGCTATCGTCACCGGATTCGGCAATCCCGGCGGCGACCCCGTTGGCGCTGGCGCGGGGTTGCAGCTCGACAACATCCACTTCGAGGGCAACACGGTCGACATCGCCATCGGTCGCGCCGCAGACGGCTCGACCTATCCGGTCCGGTCACCCAGCATCCGCTGCTACCTGCCGTCAGGGGCGGTCATCGACCGCGCCACCTCGCCGGTTCTCCACAACGTCACGCTCTACGGGACCGCCGTTCTTTCGCTCACCGCGAACTGCATCGATCCCCAGTTCGTCGGCGAACCGAGCCTGCGAGACACCGCAACCATCGCCGACAGCAGCACCCGCACCCGCCCACGAGACCGCGACGTGCTGGACATCCTCGCGGCGCGCGTGCCTCTACGCCCCTGGCTGGTGGGCGACGCATTCGCGCGAGCCGACGCGGCAGGCAGCCTCGGCACCTCTGATTCCGGGCTCGCTTGGACGAACACCAGCGGAACATGGAATCTGACCAGCAGGGCGGCGGTGCCGGCGGGCGCCGCCAACAACATCGCCACGGTCGACGTTGGTACCGCAGACCACTGGGTGACTGTCGAGATCGGGACCAGCCCAGCCACGGTCGCTCAGTGGCCCATCGCCCGCCTGGTGGATGCCAGCAACATGTACCGAATCGGGATCTTCCCGACCTCGGTCACGTTGCAGAAGGTCGTGGCCGGTGCTGCCACCACGCTGCTCACGCTCACCCAGACGCCCGCAGCCGGCGACACCCTCGGCCTCCGGTGCTCGGGGACCAGCCTGATCGTCTACCGAAACGGCTTCATCATCGGGCGTGCCACCGACTCAGCATTGTCCGGCACGCGAGCGGGGATCAAGGCTGACGCCACCACGGCGATCTTCCGCAACTTCCGCGTCAAGACTTCGTAGGTCTGCGCAGCACCATCGCCATCCCGCGCGGGCGGAACTTCTGCGAGCGGGTCGTGGCGTGGTAGCGGTAGTTCCAGGAGAAGGCTCGCGCCAGAAGTTCGTCGAGAAGCACATTGGGCTTCTGGTCGAGAGTTCCGAGCCGAGGCCACAGTGGGAAGTCGATGGGCGTCGAGGCAACAACCTCGAAGCGCTCGCGGACTAGTCGGTCGAGGATCGGTCGCGGGATGCCGCGTTCGCGAGCGGTCAGGCCCCTGCGGGGCTGCCGCCAATCCCCCATCGAGTGGATGGGCTCACGCAGTAGGAAATACCCGCCCGGGCGCAGGACCCGCCGCACCTCGTCGACCACCTTGGTTACGTTCGGGATGTGGTGGAGCACACCGAACGAGACGGCCAGATCGAACGACGCGTCGTCGAACGGCATGACGCCGGACGGGACGGGGTCGACGTAGTTCAGTGGCAATCGCCCGAGTCGGCGGGCCCGGAGCTGGTGGCTCGGTTCGAGCACCGTAAGGCTGTCGAGCCGGTCGGAGATGGGCCAGAACTCCGAAGCGAAGGCCGACCCGATCCCAAGGGCGTCGCCGAGACGTCCCGACGGAAGGTGGCGGAAGGCGTGGCGCACGTTGAACGCGTCGTACCCGCACAGGCCTGGTTCGTCCTGCGGTTCCGGGTCCACTCCGCTACCGTCTGCTGCGCTCGAGCCTAGATTCGCGAAGCCCTCACGTTCGTCTTCGAACCATGCATCGATCTCGGCTTGAACGAAGTCGTCGCCATAGAGTTCGCGGCCCGACAGGTACCGCTCGTCGAATCCTGCGTCTGTCGTCGACATGCGCCGCACCTTACCCGGCCTCTCACTATCGGCCGGTTCGCTTCGAGAGGATTGACGTATGACGGACCACGAACTGCTGACGCTGGTAGCAGCAGCCCGCGCCCGCAGGATCTACGAGAGCGACCCCGACTGGGAGCCCATCGACGACGCCCTCCGTGAGCGCGGATTCGACCTGTCCGACCGCGCCGACTGACCCGCGCTAGACCGGGACTGCCGCGCCCCACGCCCCGTCACCCCTCACCGGGTGGCGGGGCGTTTTCGGCCATTTCCTGAGGCCCCCACGGTGAAGGCCACGGCCTTACCCGCGGCCAGCGCCCCACACCAGCACGACGACCGGGAGCACGAAGAACAGCACCCCAGCCGCCGCAACAACGACGCCCTCACGGAAGCTCACCCCCAGAACCTACCGTGGGCGAACGTCGGCGCGACCGGCCCACTTCTCACCCTTGAGCCGCACCACGCACACGTAGTCCGAAGCCACCATCACACCCTGCTCGTTCTCCGACTCCACCGTGCCCTCGACGCTCCACGTCGCACCGTCCTGGGAGCTCTTCTCCCCCGAGAAGTCAGCCGTCGACGGGACCTTGAGCTGGTCCTTGACCATGCCCTCACACGCGACCAGGGCTGTGGCCTCGTCGCCGTTGGCGAAGTACGCTCCCGCGGCTCCACCAACGACAAGCAGCACGAACACGACCGCCAACCACTTCACGCCCCGCGACTATGCCACCAACGACCGGATCGCGGCCACCTTCTCGTCCTCGTCGACACCGAGGTACAGGGCCGTGGTGTGGAGCGACGCATGTCGCATCAGCTCCTGCACCACACGCAGGTTCGCCCCGCCACGCAGCAGCAGGGTCCCGTACCCATGTCGGTTGCGATGGCTGGACCCGGTGATCTCGAGAGCACGGAAGTGCGCAGTTACCCGCCGTGTAACGGTGCCCGACACGATGTGCCCGGACGGTGCCCTGGTCGAGGGAAACCAGAACCCGCGGCGCGGGTAGGACTGGGCGGTCTCCCACAAGTGGGGGTGCGTGGGGAGCATGGCCCCCTGGCCACCCTTCCCAATCACGTAGATGCCCTGCGCAGTGATGTCCTCACCCCGGAACTTCGCGATCTCGTGGGCACGCAGACCGGCCAGGAGACCCAGCTGCAGGTGAGTGAGGAGGTCCCCGCTGGCGGCGTTCATGGACAGCGCGATCTCGTCACGAGACAGCGGCCGCGGCCCAGGCTTCGGCGTGTTCGGCCGCGCGATCGCGCGGACCGGGTTGGTGGCGACCTCCCCGACCTCGACGGCCCAGTCGTAGAGGGAGACGAGGTGCCCGTAGTAGGTGCATTTCGTCCACCCCTCGAACTGGCCGAGCCACTCACGGATGTGGTCGACGGACTGGTCGAGGTGTCCCCAGTGACGGAGTCTGGAGAGCCGGAAATTCTCCCGCTGGATGATCGTCCGTTCACGGGCTCCGTTCACCTTCATCCATGTGATGTAGTCCAT